TTTTTAGTTTCCCAGGGGTTTGATAAATGTAGTTATGATGTTAACTTGTTACCTAGTCCCCGGGCCTCTTAAAGAATCTTCATTTGAACCGCGAATAATTGTAGGATATGCTGGTACAAAACTTATGGCTAATGTTAGCCATTGTCCGTTATGTTTCTGCATGTTACAAGATTTATTCATCATAGTTGTTTATTTAGTCCTGGTTTAAAAAAACATCAATTAAGATGTGTTTTTTGAATTTATGTATGTATTGTATATGAATTACCATTCATTGTCAACGCCTATCTTTTTTCATTTGCCCAAAAGTTAAAGTTAAATATCTAATGAGCTTTGACCCCAATGACTACTCTATAGTGTTTCTAAGTTATGATGAGCCAAATTGTGAGGAAAACTATCAACACCTATTGTCTCTGCGACCAGATGCACTAAGAGTCCACGGGGTTACTGGTTCTGATACTGCACATAAAAAATGTGCTGAACTATCAAAAACAAGTAGGGTAATTATAGTTGACGGTGATAACATTGTCAAGCCTGATTTCTTCAATACTAAATTTGAATTACCAGAAACATATAATCCTGATACTTCTGTTTTAAGTTTCTCTGCATATAACATAGTTAATGGTTGTCAATATGGAAATGGGAGTATCAAATCGTGGCCTATTTCATTGATTCAAACAATGAAAACACATGAAAACGGATATACAGAATCAATTGATTTTGATTTCAGCAACTATGTTCAATTAAATAAAATTGCGTCTGATGTTCATATAAACGCAAGCCCATTACAAGCATGGCGGTCTGGCTTTAGAGAGGGTATCAAACTTACACTAGATAAAGAAATCAATTGGCGTAACTATGATAGACTATGGAGATGGATGCATTTGGGTGCAGATACTACTAATGGATTGTGGGCAATGCATGGTGCAAGGTTTAGTGTTTACTTAACCAAAGTAAGCGGTTGGGATTATATTGAAGGTGTTAAGAACTTTGAACTACTAGATATGATGTTCCAACAATTAGGAGATTTGTCAGGAAATAAATTGATTGAAGATATAAATAGAATGGGAACTGGACTTAGACTATTCTTTAATGAAAAAATAACAGAATCACTTTCTGCAAATGATAGCAAGGAGTATAAAGATTCTATTACTAGTATATTAAGAGTGCCTGACAATAAATCCTATGATATTGTTTTTATTAGTTATAATGAATCCTATGCTGATACTAACTATCAACGATTAATAAATAGATTTCCCGATGCAAAAAGAATCAACGGGATACCAGGTATTCATTCAGCCCACAAAGAAGCAGCCAAAATATGTAGTTCAGACTATTTTTGGGTAGTTGATGCTGATGCTGAAATAGTTGATACATTTAACTTTGATTATAATGTCCCTTTTTATGAAGAGCCTAAAGTTAGAGTATGGCGTAGTAAAAATGCAGTTAATGATTTAATCTATGGAAATGGCGGTGTTAAACTGTTGCCAAGAATGAATGTAATACGCATGTCTGATACAACAGTTGATATGACTACTAGTATAAGTAACTTGTATGAACCTATATTTGAATTGAGTAATATTAATAACTTTAACTCTGATGAATTTAATGCATGGCGTAGTGCATTTCGTGAATGTGTAAAATTAAGTAGTCAAGTGATTGACCGACAGGTATCAGATGAAACTAAGCAAAGACTAGATGTTTGGTGTAGTGTTGGTCTTGATAAACCCTTTGGTAAGTATGTAATTGATGGTGCTAACGCAGGGCGTGAGTACGGTGAAAGACATAAAGACAATAAAGGTATGTTAAACAAAATTAATGACTATACTTGGTTGAAGAAGAAATTTGAAAACAAGTATTAATATGACAGACTTTACTAAAATTCCATTTAATAATATTATTAAGTTTGGACAAGAAACTATGCTAGATACAGACTTGTTTAATGTCAGTTGGATACTAGGTAGATTCTGTAACTATAATTGTAGTTACTGTTGGCCTTATGCTCATGGTGATAAGCCTGATTATCAAACATTAAGTATAAATTTAAAAACAATAGAATCAATAAAAAGTCAAGCAAACAATAATGGCTTTAATAATTTTCATTGGTCGTTTAGTGGAGGAGAACCAACTGCATATAAGGAACTATTAGCAGTTATGTATGAGGTTTCTAATGATAGCATACATATGACTACTAATTTAAGCCCAGGCATCAATTGGTGGGACAGATATTTAACTATGACTAGAGCAGCAAGGCGTCGCAGTATCACTGCAAGTTTTCACCATGAGTTTGCCGATGAGAAAGAATTTGGTGACAAGATTTTATACTTAATGAAAAACAATGTTTTTGTTACAATAAATCAAGTTATGGTTCCTTCAAAGTTCAATGAACTATATGAAAGATGTAGACGATTTAATGATAGAGGAATAAATGTTACATTAAAACCACAAAGTGATATTACTGCTAGTTTTGTTATTAATGAATATAATGACGACATGATTTATAAAATGCGTACCGGATTCCCTCAAAAAAGTTCAGAACAAGAAATATTACAAGTTAAACTAATTGATAACGAAAGAAAAGTTTATTTCATTGACCAAGCAGAACGATTTAATAGTTATGGATTTAATAAATTTAAAGATTGGACATGTAATGCAGGTTATCAGGGTATAATAATTCGTAGTAATGAAGTTAAAAGAAGTTATAGTTGCAAGGAAGAAATACTAGGGACATTAACAGAAGGGTTTATTATTTTTGATAGACCAAAAGTTTGTGTTACTGATACGTGTGTAAGTAGCGCAGATAGCAAGATACCAAAATGGAAAGAGTAATTACTTTTGGATGTTCATTAACATATGGGCATGGGTTGCCGGATTGTTTTTCTCCACCTAAAGATCCTGGACCAAATCCAAGTAATTTGGGGTGGTCATCTATAATTGCTAAATGCTTAGGTAGAGAATGTCTTAATATTTCTAGCCCAGGAGCAAGTAATAAAAAGATATGGAATGATATTATACATTTTGATTACCAAGAAACTGATATAGTTTTTGTATTATGGAGTTATATAGAACGAACTGCAATCATACATAAAAATAGCACAACTGATATCGGTCCATGGACTAATAATGAAGATTATTATAAAAAATATTATGATAAAAATGATGCAAATTTAATGTCCAGTTTATTTGTAACTCATGCTAATATGATGTTACAATCTAAAAATATTAAAATATATAACATAATACCCGGAACAAGGGAATTACCCATACTTCAATTAAGCAGTATCACTATAAAACATATTCCAGTTTATATGACAGAGATGCGAGATTATTATCCATTTGCACTAGATAACCGACACCCGGGAGTTGAATGTCAAATAGCGTATAGTAAAAAGATTTTAAATTTTTTGAATATAGAAAATGATTTACCAGACGTAAAAGAATTGAATTTAATAGATAAAGTTAAAAGACAATTTATAGAAATGACAAGAGGTGATTAATGTTAATTGACACTGACCACTTACATCATTGGATTCAGGCTATTAGACAAAGCCCAGATCCTATGCGTACTATGGATGCATTTTGGGCAGGACAAATTAAAAGCAAAGAATGGTTAATTGATAACATTGAGATATATTTGGGATTTGAAACAACCATTGATATACACGGTGGTTGGGTAGGTGTTCTTGCTAGTATGTTGTTTCAAACTTATCCTTATTTAGGTGTTATACGTAGTATTGATATTGATCCAGAATGTGAAAATATTGCAACTACAATGAATAAACTAGAAGAAATGAAAAAACGCTTTATAGCCATTTCAAGTGATATGTGTAATGTTGAAAGTACCGCAGATATAATTATTAATACTAGTTGTGAACACATAACACAACAACAATACGACTTGTGGCTAAACAAATTACCACAAGAGAGTTTGATTGTTTTACAATCAAATAATTTTAATATACCTGAACATATCAGAATTGCAGAAAATATAGAGAAATTTAAACTTCAATCTAAATTAAGCAAAGTTCTATATCAAGGGGAATTAGATTTACCAAAATATAAAAGATTCATGCTTATAGGTTATCGTTGAATTTAGTTATAGGTATATCGGCCGCGCACGTGCAATAATTTCTATCACATATAATCGGTTCAGTGGGTATCTTAAATGTACCATTATAAATATTGCCCAAACTTCCCCCAACTCTACATGTTGCTCGGTGTACTTCCCCGTCCCAATTAATCATCAAAGATTCAATACCAACATTACATATCCAATTTTTATATTGATTTAAATGTTTTTTAATTATATCATTTGCATGATATTCTTCTTGTTTGTAATCTTTATATAAAACAATACAGTTAGGTTTAACAGTTGCATCATTTGATAGAATCCAATCTAAATCTTTTTGTTCATATTTCATATCATCAAACAAATCCTGAGATCCTTCTGTCCACCGTATCCTTCGTATACAGAATGGAATTTCTGTTTCAATTAAATTACTAACAGCAAGTCTACATTCTTTCATTAAATCATGATGGGCCATTACATTTACCATTATGTTTAATCCATTAAATATTTTCAATTGAATTATTCGCTTTAATATATGTTCCCATTCATTTTCAAAATGTAAACTAAAAACGAATTGGTCTACAATTCTACCTTGGGTCATATACCAATCTGAATTTCTAGTTCCATTAGTAGTAATGCTTAAGTACATTTCTTTATATTTTGTATGAAAAATTAGTTCATCTATATTAGGATGAACGCAAGGCTCACCACCGGTTAAACTAATACGTATAGGTTTTTCTAATTTACTTAATGTGTCTATCGTATTCTTTAATATATTAATGTCGGTATGTGGACTGAAATTATCATGTATTGCAGAAGGACAGTAACTGCAATCATAGTTGCATCGTTTACCTAAATTCCATTCAACTTTAATAGAATCTTGATGTCCCCATTTACTAGTTACTTTTAACAAATTGTTCTCCTAATTTGTCAAAACTACCACATTGTTTACTACATTCTAATAACGGATCAGTTTCCCATGTTTTTGCAATCTTAACAAAATAATCACTATTAAAAATTTCTTCAATAGAACTATCTATTAAGTTTGGGAACATGCCTATCTTATCCATAAAGTCTATTCTAGTATCTTGTTTGTGGAGTTTATATTTCATATCCATCCAACAACAGGGAGTAACATTACCGGTAGCTGATACATAAATGCTACTGCCTTTAAGTACTTTACAAGTAATTTTTGGTTTAATATCTATTCTATAGTTAGAAACTTTACTAATCATTTCTTTACTTCTATCAGTTGGATATAATATGTTAATAGTTTTACCATCATCATCTAATACATGAAATTTACCATGGTCAAATCTAGTAGTATGTTTAATTTGAAAATGATTGAATCCAATTTCTTTACTTAAATTTCTACATTCTTCAATTTGATGTTCGTTATGTTGAAATATAAGCATATGCCATTCTGCTTTACCACCTGCTTTAATAAATTCACTAGCATTCTCTATTATTTTATCAAAATCTGTTCCTATACGATATAATGCATGTGTATCTTTTAATCCATCTATACCAAATACAACTCTAACGTCAATCTTTGCTAACTTCTTCCACCATTCAATACTTCTTGCACTACCGTTTGTATGCATACTTAGTACAATTTTTGAATTGACTTCTCGTAAATATTGAAATATTTCTAAACAATCTTTGGCTATAATAGGATCACCCAAATTACCACACATGAATAAACTATCTAATTGTTTTAAAAAATCAACAGGGAACCATAACTTAAATGTATCCAAATCTATTTCATCTAATGTAATCAACGGGTTCATTACACCCCCATTGATCCTACGCGGACACATTGGACATCGTGCTTGACATTTACTTGTTATTTCAAAATGAATATCACATATATCTGATAACTTATACATAATTTTTAAACTCCGGAGTAACATCTGTGAAACTTTGATTACGTGATAAATCTAACTTTTTGTTAAAACTGATAGTGTCAGTCCACTTATCACTTTGGTCTCTTGCTTTTAAATAGTTAATATTGTCTTGTATCTGATTTAAAGTGTATTGCAATAATTCTGGTTGTTTCTTAACCAACTTGAATTCATGTACTCTTAGACTAATAGTTTGTAATCGTTCTATTGCTATATCCTTTAATTCATTGGGCAAACATTGTGCAGATAATACTTTAGGATACTCTACTCTATGTGAATGAAATATAATTTCTAAATCATCTAAGAAGTATTCAATCATCTTGTCTAGTATCAATACATTAGATACTTGTACGGTAACTGCACCCACGATCCTAGATATATTAGTAATATGTTGTATCTCTTTAATATTAGTAATTAACTGTTCCCAATTAGCGTTTCCTCTAATATATTCATATGACTCATTTAATCCATCTATACTTACATTGACTGCTACACTTTTAAACTTAGGCCAATATTCATATATGTTTCTTGATCCTTTACCTAACATAGATAAGTTAGTTGCATATTTTATTTCAATTTGATCTCCATATAGTGCCAACATATCTAGTATACGATAATGTTGCGGATCCATTAATGGTTCTCCACCTGCAAACTCTACTCTACGAAAGTGTGGTAAATTCTTTTCTAAACTATTCCACCATTCTGGATTATCTTGAAATTTATCTAAGTGTGGGTTATTCTCTAAGTCATGTTCTTCAACAATATGAAACATTATATTGTTTTCTTTTTTATAAAAATCTTTAACTTCGCCCCAATCATTCCAACTTGTACTATCCATTGGGTGACACATACGACATTTTAAATTACATAAGTTATTAAGTTTTAATTCCATGGTAGGTATTTCAAATGGCATAGTGAAATCGTGATTCATTTTACTTAATGCATTTGGATATAAAGTAATTCTACTTTCCGGAATCTTAGGTTCAATATGTCTTTGTCTAAGACTTTCAACTCCTTGATCTTCTAAACTAAAACAAGGTTCACATTCAGTTGGTCGTTCTCCACGCAATACTTGTCTACGTATATTTTGTATCACTTCACCGTTCCAATGATATTCCAATGGCGCATCTTGTATAAATCCAATAGGATAACTACGACAGCAAACACATATTGCTCCGTCTTCTCTAGTTGCCAATCCAGTAAAAGGATGCATACAAAATGTTTTTGAATTAGACATGTTCTATTAGATATCTTATTAATGGACTTATCCCAACAGGATGTCCATCTCTTAATGCTAGGTATATTGATTTAGTTGGAGTTAAATTAAAATCATTACATATTTTATAGTATATATTACCATACGTATTCCATAAATAATCAATTGGGAACTTACGCATAAAATGTAATCCTATCTTAGTTGACACTTTGATATTCATATTATAGTCATTCATTATAGTAATAGAATCCTGTTTAAATTTTTTAGTCCATCTTAAACCTATTCTATTCCATCCTAAACCTAACCCTTTACTTAAACTTATTCCTACACTATGTATAACATCATTAGTTAAATCAAAATTAATATCTCTACAACAAGTTATCCAAGCACCGTCAATATGTACGGGTATATTTTTTAATGTACATTCATATAAAATTTCATCCATATCTGTGTGTTTCTCTCCTGTCTGTGGGAAAGGCATAGCAATAATTAAAGGGATATCAGGAATTAACTGTCCTACTTCTTTGATAAATGAATGACCCAATCGTTCGTGATATCTGTAATCATTTCTTATAGTTTGTACGGGTCCTGCCATATAAACATTATCAATGAATTGTGTACATCCATTAATAATATCAACTCGGGTAAAGTTTTCTAAACCTGAAATTTTATTTATTTGAGAAGAAAGAATATATTCTTGCATTTCTTCTTTTAACTCAACATAGACGTTATTGGTAATACATCTATCAAGTTTACCATTTAAGATATCTTGTATAGTTTCTTCTATTAGTTTATCTGTTAGTGGTTGTGGTCTTTCTACTTCTAAAAAATCAATAGAATAATCTGTAGCCACTTTAACACGATTCATTGAAATATTTAATCCTGATATTTTTACTATAAATATTTCAATGAATAAAACATTTTGGATGCAACCTATTGATACCCAAATAGGTAAATGGCAAGAACAGATTAAAGATATAACGGGTAGTCCGAGTATTTGTGTTCTACCTTGGATTCATCTAGCAACAAGACCAAATGGTGATATGCGTATATGCTGTGTGGCTAACGCTAGTGGTGCAGACACCGGTGATTATGGTGTAGGATTAGTTAAAATGGAAGACGGTAAGCCTGCTAACTTTGAATATGATTTACCATCAGATGCATTCAATAACGACTACATGAAATCAGTTCGTAAAACTATGATTGCCGGAGAAGTTCCGGCAAGTTGTACTAAATGTTTTAAAGAAGAAGCCGAGGGTATTGTTAGTAAACGTATTTGGGAAACCGGTACTTGGCATTTAGAAAAAAATATTAATATACCAGAACTTGTAAAAGAAACAAAAGAAGATGGAAGTATTCCGCATAAACTTCAATATTTAGATTTACGTCTTGGACATACTTGTAATTTAAAGTGTGTTATGTGTAGCCCGCATGATAGTAGTTTATGGGTAGCTGAACATAAAAAAATATTTCCTATACTTTCTAGTCCCTTAATTAAAAAACAAATGACATGGGATCAAACTGAATTTAACAATAGCTGGCATGAGAATCCTAAGTTTTGGGAAGAAATATACGAACAAACTCCTAATATCAAAGAACTATACTTTGCTGGCGGAGAACCTTTATTAATCAAAGAACATAAAAGTTATTTAGAAGAAATTATCAAAAGAGGATATGCAGGTAATATAGGTTTACGATATAACACGAACGGAATATTAATCAATGAAGAAATGATTAGTATTTGGGAACAGTTCAAAAAAGTTAAAGTGGGAATAAGTTTAGATGGTATGAGTGATAAAGTTGAATATATAAGATATCCATTAGATTGGAGAAATATAGAAAAAAATCTATGGAGACTAGAAAATACATCTGATAATATACATTTTAATATTGCATTGGCAGTTCAAATATTAAACATTAAACATATTCCGGACTTCATTAAATGGAAGGTATCATCAGGCTTTAAAAAATTGAACTTTGAAAAGAACATAGTTGGTCAAACTAACGGTGGCGGATTAATAGGAGTTCATCTGTTATGGATACCAACTTGGTTAAGTCTAAGAGTATTACCTAAAGAAGATAAACAAGAAGTACGTGAATTATTTGCTGAACTAAAACAATGGCTATTTGATAACTATACAAAAGATGAAGAATTTTGGATTACTAATCCATATGGATGGAAAAGATGGGAAGGTATATTAGATTGGATGGACAAAGAAGACCACACTAATCTGTTACCAGATTTTCGTGAATATATTAATGTGTTAGATAACCAACGTGGTACAAACTTCAAACAAATATTCCCTGAATTAAGTCATCTATTATGATAACGAAAACAACCTATTCAACACAAATAGATTTAATCAATCAAGCACTTAGAGAAATACCAACTGATATTGTACTTAATGAACCAACAGGAAATTTCTTCTATGATCCCTGGAATATAAAATCAGAATTTATTGGTACTGTTTGGGAAAAACTACTTAACTCGTTACATGTAACAGATATGGGTCAGGCTAGAATACTCATATTAGAACCCGGAGAAGTATATCAAGCACACTCTGATATTGATGATAGATGGCATTTAAATATTCTGGGAGAACAATCTTATCTTATTGATTTAGATAATCAAACAATGTATAAACTTCAACAAGATGGATGTTGGTACTATATGAATACTGGATATATTCATACTGCATGTAACTTTGGTCCTGTGCCAAGAATACAACTAGTTGCTAGACGTTTACTAAAACACGGAACAATCAAAAATCCAATAGATGTAGTAATCAATCCATTAGAAATTACCAGCAATACAAAATTTCATAGTGATACTAGTTATCGTTACAAGTTTGATAAAATCTTCAGCCCTTGGTTAAATCATGCTAATAAAGAAAATATATTAGATAACTTTTCATTTGTAAATGTTACTGCAACATTTACCACCGAAATTGAACAATTAGAATATCTGAACTCAATCAATCAAGGGTTTAGTATTTCCACAAATGTTAACACAGGTTAAACACTTGTTGCTACCCGTCCATAACTGCTCTAAATTATTCCAAAACTTAATATTCTCTATATTACTTGAATATAGATTTATCATTCCTAATTTATCTAAATGATATTGGGTATCTTTAGAACTAATATTGCGTAGAATATTAATAGTTGATGTTTCTTCTACTCCATTTTCTACATAATCTGAACCTAAATAACTACAAGGATACACATTACCCCTGCAATCTATATAGATTTCATTATTACTCATACATTTAGGATTAACCGTATTATCTCTTGCTAAAATATCTCTATTCTCTTTTATTAATAACTTCTCTAAGTTTAATTTACTTTCAACTTTATATTTTGGAATAGTTGTCGGTAACAATTCGTATTCTTTAACACCGTCATTATTATATACAGGAAAACTTTTCATATTATAGAAACGTGTGGTACTACGAAATTCAACTTGATTGACACCTAAGTTTTTTAAATACTTCTCAAGCAATAGTGTATCATTCTGATTATGTTCAAACACTAGACTATTGACTTTTACAGAACATCCTGTACTAATTACAGTTTTAATGTTATTGATTATTTTATCAAAATCAGTATTCTTTCTATATAGTTCATGCTTGCCCTTAAAGCCATCAACTGCAAATATAATTGTGCCATTAGATTTTATTATATTAGCGAATTCTATCCACCAATCATTATTACGTAAACTACCATTTGTATGAATAGTTTGGTGTATTAAAGGATTAGATTCTCTTACATATTTGTAAATTTCTAAACAGTCTTTAGCAAATACTGGATCTCCGTAATTACCTGAAGCATAAAATAAATCTAATTTCTGTATGAAAGATTTCGGGAACCATTCTTTAAATTGAGTTATGGATACGTCATTATTTGTAATATGTTTTCTATCATTACCACCATTATGATTTCTAGCACACATTGGACATTGTGCTTGGCACTTATCAGTTAGTTCAATATGCACTTTCTTAATTTCAAACACACCAATCTCCGTTTTGATGATATGTGGGGGTCTTAAGACTATCTAATTCAATTATTGAAAAATGTTTGGCTATGTCAAAATATTTTACATCTGTAAAACCAGAACATGCTCTATTACAGAAATATAAGTAACTGTTTGGGAACTTATCTATAACATGATATATTAACTTATTTTCTCTATGTAATCTATATTTTAGATTAGCAAATGCTATAGTTCCCTCATAACAAAAAATATTTGATAAATTTATTAATGGATTAGTACTAGTTAGATACTGGGTTAAATCTAATTCCATAGACATTAAGTCAATCAATACAAATTCATAACTTACATTTGGATGTGCTTTGCAATTCTGTTTCCAATGATCCAATGACTGTTGATTATAATCATAGAATACAACTTTACATTTATCATCTAGGTTTAGATTGTTGAACCACCAATCACCACTTGCAGGGGTAAAGATTTCAGTAACTTTACTAGCAAAATTCTTAGGTGGAAATTCATTTGAATTCTTATGTACAAATATGTTTTGAGCATAAGATTGTCTAAAGTATATCCAAGATAATTCATCCAGACTATCATAATAATGATATTTTTTATGTTGACGTATGTTCTTATCAAATACTCTGACAGGTATATCATTATCAAATGCTACACTTAATATATTATATCCATGCATCTTGTGACTATAATCTATATCATCTTCTCCACCGGATACACTAGTTGGAGTATAATCATCATGTATATTATCGTAACTACGCCAGGGCTTTGTTTGACGATGTTTACTACCCAATTGTTCTTGACCAATAATTGGTTTATTGAGGGTTTTATACAGTTTTAAGTTGATGATATAGCATTGCTTATGTAGTTCGTAGTATGCTTCTTTTCTGTCTAATATATGGCCTGCAATTAAAAAATCATTTTTAATATAATCTTCAATAGTTTCATAGAAGGCTTCACCGTTGATAAATTCTGTTCCGGTTGTAAACACTACGCAATGGGTATAATCTAAATCACTGATTTGATTTAAGAATGAATCTTCATGTTGTCCATGAAACAAGTCATACCCTTTATCAGTAATATTACTAATAGTATAATCGGATATATTTTTTATAAGTTCTTTGATATAGTTATCTTTAATAAAAAATGTATCGTCAATCAATAGAAAACATATTGTTGATTTTCTATTAAACCTTTTATTATATTTTATCATAACTTCTTAATATTAAATCACAAAATTTTTCTATTCTATTTCCAGGTCTACCATATCCAATAAGATGAATTCTTCTGATATCAGAATTATTAATAACACTATGTTCATTTCTAATGTTAACTAAAATTACTTTACCTGGTTTGAATGGCACAACTCCTATATCAGTTAATGTCATATAACAGTTATCAGGATGAATGATAGCAATGTTTATAGGTATCATAAAATCTAAAATGTCAGTAATATTACTAGGTGGTAGGTCACGATGTTTTCCTACATAGCCATGTGGTTCTACTCCCATAAAACGTACTCTAGTAAGATTTTCAAAAGGCATTCGTTCCCAAAATTTTCTGATGGCGGGAGTCTTCTCGGATAGTTTTGTCCAGCTATAATCTGTATAAGTTGCTGATATGTTGCTATATATATTTTCCCCTTGTCCATGTATTGCTACACTAGACCAACCATTGCTTTCATTTTCTCTATAGGGTATTAAATAGTCACTTGCTATATTAGCTTCTTTTGTCCATTCTTCTAACTCAATAGATAAATCTAGTTCTAGCCAACTTAAGTGGTTTATTATTTCTCTTACTTTTTCTATTTTATTCATAATGTTTTATAAAAGGAAACAATCTTTTATAATCTGTTTTACGTGAATCATCATATAGTTTTAAAACTCGTGTGCGTTCTTTAACTATTTCTAGGAAATCATCTGGGGTAGAATCAAGCATCTTATTTATAGAATGCATATATTTTTTTATTCCGTTGTTTTCTTCTATTACTCTGTGTTTGTTATTAATCATTTGTTGAACTATTTCTATAATGTATTCTTTTTGTTCAGGTTCAAGATAATAAATACTCCAATATTTTGGATCTAATACATAGTTAAAACTTATAGGTGTATTTAAAGTTTCAAAATAGTCAAATATCTCTTTAAGATCCATTATATTAAAGATACTAGCAGAAAAAGATATTTCTTTAGTATGTTTAATTTGTTTAAAGTTATTGATACATGTTTCAAAATTTAATGGGAATCTTATAAAATTAAACTTAGCCGTATCTATATGATCTATGCTTCCAGTAATATGTAAGTTATTAAATTTTGATAACAGTTGAAAATCTATTTCAGATAAATTTGTAATTATTTCTAAGTTTACATCAATGTTTTTTATTCTATTAAGTAATTCTTTAACCTTTGGATTTATCATGGGTTCTCCTCCGGCTATTCTAATTTTTTTAACCTCATCAATTAAATCAAAATTATCAATATTTATTGAATCAACTCTATAGTCATTGTTATATGCATATACAGATTCTATATATTCTAATGTGCTAGGAAGTTTAATATCAGACTTTTTCCAAAATTTTATTTCATTTTCATGTTGACTACTGAATATTTGACAGCACATAATACATTTTGCATTACATAAGTTGCTTAATTTAATATCTAAAATTTGAGGTGCGATAGACATTGACCCATCATCATTAACGTATGGTAGAATATCATTAATATCAAAACAAGCAGACTCGCTTTTACGCATACTAAAATTGCCAGTGCTTTCGTTTTTCCAACAAAACTCACATGTTTTATTTTTAACTCCGTTAATGGAATCTAATCGTAATTGTTTATAAAAATCAATATTCCAAACGTTACTTAGTTTTTCTGTTGTGGGTATACCTGTAGTGCCGGTTATTCCATCACAGAATGTGCCCCATTCACCATTAGTTGCATTTCTAATATTTACAAATGGAACTGCACAAAACGTTGAGGGATCGGGTACAATATTTTTCATAAACTATTTATATCAATTAAATATTTATATGCCTAAACTTATACAAATAAAAACCCTTCAACCCAATAATGAAATGAACATAACATGGGCACCCACAAATTTATGTAATTTCAAATGTAGATATTGTTGGCCGGGTGCAAATGAAGGTAATCATTTACCCATAAAGAACGTTGACCTTGTAACTAAGAACATGGATTATGTTCTTAAACAATTTACCGAACAGTTGAATAAAGAACATTTTAAGATTAACTTTGCAGGTGGAGAACCCACATTATGGAATGGGTTAGAACAGGTGATACAAGAGTTAAATAAAAATCATAAAATATATTGGGGCATAGTTACAAATGGATCTAGAACATATAGATGGTGGGACGAATATGGACATTTATTTGATAGTGTACAGATTAGTTACCATATAACACAAACTGATATCAACCATACAATTCAATTATGTGATTTGTTATTTGAACGCGGAGTTAAGGTTACAGTAAGAGTTATGATGGATGTACTTAATTGGGATAAAGGTATTGAAGTAATAGAGTTTATGAAATCTAATAGCAAACATAGATGGTTTATTGATGTTGCTGAAGTAATTGAAGACCATTTACAGCCATCATCAATAATCATTTATAAAGATGGTAGAGTATATAATGAAGAACAAAGAGAATTTTTAAAGAATCAAAATAAAAGAGTACCCGGTTATAGTTGGCTTAAAAAGAATATAAATCTTATTAGAGAAGGTAAGATAAAATTATTTGAAAGTTATGCTCATTATGATGATGGTGCGGTTGAGCCAGCCAAGGCTAATTATTATATGAATCGTAAATTAAATTATTTTAAAGGCTGGAAATGTAATATAGGGTTAGAACGAATCTATATAGATTATGATGGGGGAATAAAAGGAAGTTGTGGTCAACACATCTTTGATAATTGTAATATACTAGATGAAGATTTTATTGAAAAATTTGTTGTAGGTACAGAACCAGTAACATGTGAAATCAAAGCATGTAATTGCGGACCTGAAATGCATATTACAAAATCAATAGAATTCTAAATGGTCAATACCTAATTTTTTTCTAAAATCTTCAGTAAATTTACCATCAATACGTAAACCATAACTCTGTTCCATAATACGTTCTCCACCGTGCCAATCAACATCATTCCACCATGCGGCTCTTGTATTTAGATACACTTTGTTTTTATGTTCAGGATCCCATACGTAAAATGCTTTCTTTGTATTAGGACGAATATGTATAAATTCATTACGATGAGGTTTTATCACATTGATTCCGTTTTTAGCATCTAAATCTCTATGCTCAAATGGGATGCCGTCTGCTTCACAATGAAAGAAAATAACACGTCCAATATTTTCAAAAATAGTTCCTTGTAATTGCTCTACCCACTGAACAACATTGGGGAAGTATTTAGCTTCTTCTGTCAATTTACGTGAAGATGTTCTATCGTCCCAACTACCGTCTTCCCATAAAAAATAATAGATATATGGATCATATGCACCCATTGACATTTTAATATATCGTGTGAATTTATTACGTACACGAAAATCTTTAAAGTCTCGGTACAAATCAATACCGCCCTGTTTAATAGGATTATCATCCGGTAATGCTAGAAATTCTTCAATGGCTTTATAAATGGGTTTCCAAGAGTATATGTAACTCATATCTTCAAAAGTGAACCCAGGAGTCATCCATGTTCCTTCTTTTGCAAATTCTCTTGCTTCAGCAAATCCTCTATAGATTTCGGGTTGTAATTCATTAAATCTATCCATATCTAAATATGGTTCTAAATCTATATATGGTTTTCCGTTGATTCCTTTTAATGACATTATGTACCGCCTAGTTTATTATTTATGCGACGGTATTTTGATAAATTAATATATGAAATACGACTACTATTACAACAATGTTCCTGGTGACGAACCATGCAGGAATAATTTAATATATACTAGTCTTATAAGTGAAGATAAAAAGACATTTGTTCAATGGTATTACAATGATACAGGTTACCATAAGGGTAAAAATCAAGTTGTTGATCCTACACTAATGGAAGAAAAATGGGAACGTGAGGTAAAGTTTCTAAAGATTATGCAAGATGTTTATCCCATGCATATTCCGTTAATACTTGATATTGATTATACTGAAAAGAAAATATATCTACAGGTTGATGGACCAGACTTTTGGGAATTGGGTAATTGCACTACTAGTAATTATGACAAAGTTTTACCAAATTGGCAGGAACAGATGTTAGATATAATCAAAGCACATAAGAGTTTAAATTTATTCAAATATAGTATGCACCCATCAAGTTATTTCATAGTTGATGGAAAAATGAAATCTATTAATTATTTCTTTACATATAATAAAGATGAACCATATTTCTCATTAAAGAATGTTGAGAGCCATATATATTCTGAGAGACAAGATGAATTACGTAAGTATATAGGTGGTTTGGGTATTGATTGGAATACCCCTCAAAAGTTTGAAACAATTGAAGAATTATGTTGGAATAGTTTTAGAAAGAATTATCCTAACGAATTTGTAGAATCGGTTTTAACATGTATAAAATAATACCCTGGTCAGTTGATTTAGATTTAGATAATTTTTATAAAAAAGCTAGTGACAGAGGATTTGAAAATAATTCATCTAAAAAGGTATTAGTAGATTGTTTCAATAATGAACGGGAAAGTCAAGTATGGATACTATATCAAAACGATAATCCTATTGGATCAGTAGCGGCACATAGTTTAGATATATTAGGACCTAATAGCTATAGAATATGTGCTAGAACTTGTACATTTGTGGAGGCAAATAATAGAACATCATTGAGTACCGCAAATATTATATTCAATCAACATCAAAATTTAACTGCACAATTTTTTATACCAACATGCATAGATTGGTGTGGTAAAGATAACAATATGTACATATCTAGTAACGATAGTCTAATAGGTAGACAACGTTTAGTTCATAAATTATATTGTCCATCACTAGAAAAGATTGGTACTCTTAAAAAATCAGGTGAGATACAATATAGGGGACATTTGCAAACTTTTTGGAAATTAAATGTTGAAACATTTAATGAACAATTAAGCAAATATCCCCGATGGATTTAAATTGCAACTTTACCTACTGCATTAATAACTGCAGCAATACGTCCAACAAATTGTAACTCTTGTACAGTCATACCTTCTGTTTTAAGAGTTTCATAATGAGACTTTACACAGAAATGACATTTACCAATAATGCTTGCAGCCAAAGCATACATTTCAAATTTCTTTTTTGAAACTCCACCATGTGTTGCATATGCATTCATTCGTAGTCCTGCCGGTAATCCTTTTAGATTAGGGTCATCACACATTTCAACGAATGGGTACCAAACATTATTCATGCCCATCAGTGCCGCAGCAGTTTTTGCTGCCTCACGTTCTGCTACATATTCAAATAACGGTCCATTATGTTCAATCTCTTGTGCTAACCCTCCGTTACCTGATGCGATTGCTGACACATACGCAATTGCATGTGTATCAACTTCATCAAGAACACTACGATTAATAACTGCATCTAAGTTTAGACGAATATCTTTTGCAGTATCTGGAATACTTTCTTTTACTTCATCTACCCAAGACATTATAGAGTTTCTCCACCTATTGGACGTGAGCATGGGCATAGTTCGCCAGTTTGTAATGCGTCAAGAATACGCAATGTTTCATCTGGATTACGACCAACATCTAAATTGTTAACTGTAACATGTTGAATAATGTTATCAGGATCAACAATGAATGTTGCACGTAATGCTGCACCTGCTGGCTTATAGAAAATACCCAATTGTTCTGCTAAACTATTGTCATCACGGGCAACATCAGCAAAACTCCAACTAGTTGTTTTCTTCAAATCTTCATGTGCATTACGCCATGCTAATTTACAGAATTCGTTATCAGTAGAACCGATTAGCAATACTGCATCACGGTCAGCAAAGTCTTGATTCAACTTATCGTATGCTACAATCTCTGTAGGACAGACGAATGTGAAATCCTTTGGATAGTAAACAATTACTTTCCACTTGCCTTCAAAACTTTTATCTGTAATAGTTTCAAATGCACCTTCAGGTGTTAGTGCTCCTGGCTTAACTCCGGTTATTGCAAAACTTGTGATTTTGTTTCCGATTGTTTTCATTTTTAATTTCCTTTATTTTAATGAATTATTATATCACTTATCTTTCTTAATTTCTTCTTTTTTGGCTACCTTTTCAATAGGATCAGGGAAGTAAGGTTCAATTATATAATGATTACTTGTCCACCATCCTAATGCTGATAATGCGCCAATTACTACATATGTTGCTATAAACATTATTTCTCCATTAGTTTGTTTACAAAGTCTAATAGTAGTGTATGATGTTGCCCATGATGATATTTGCCAATCATCCAACTATAACTATCATACCAAAACTGTTCACTCTCAGGGTGACAGCCTATTAGGCCGATTCTATCTTGTATGATAGCCATCGGATCTCCGTTACTATATGTAGCAATAGTTTCAAACTTGGAATTATTTCCTACTAACGCACAACCATCATAAAAGAACATTTTATGGGGTTCTATCATATTATTGTTGTTTTTCCACATTATAGGCATATTTTTAGCATGTGGACGTTTAGTGCAAGTATTTGGACGTTTTATGTACTGTACTGCATCAATATCATCTAATATGTTAAAATAGTGTTTTGCCGCCCAATATGCCCCCATACAGATGCCTAAATATCTACCACCGTTGTGTACGAACTCTCTTATCGCTTTTTTATTTTGTTTTAACAAAGTATCGTATGTATCGCTATCCCCAAAACCTCCAGGAAATACAACCATATCAACTCCCTCAAAGAATCCTGTTTCCATTTCATTCTTTGAGAATAGACGGAATTCATATTTTGAAGATAGGGCTTTGATTATTCCGTTAACAGATTGAACAGAACATCTCGGATCATGCACAAATAGTGCTATTTTGGGTTTCATTTTATACGAATGTCCTTTACTCTATTTAATCTTTTGTAAATTCAGATTTTTAATAAATACATCAAAGGAAAGACCATGAACGCAATATTACAAACACTCCGTGAGCAACGCTGGGACGATCACCGTTACTATCATCATAGTAGAATCAATCAATTTTTACACTTAATTTCAGCAACAAGTTTTTTGATTGCTTATGTATATCTATTTATTGACCCTGTAGTTAGTGCCTATATTGCTTGGTTGATTGCTATGACTACTCGTCAAGCAGGTCATTTTTTCTTTGAACCACATGGATATGATGAATATAATAACGCTACATTTGAGTATAAAGAAAAAATTAAAATTGGTTTTAATTTAAAACGTAAAAGAGTTTTGTTAACATGTTGGGTTTTAGTTCCTATTTTAGCCTTTTTTGATGCTGAGTTAATGAATTTACTGATACCTGATAATGATCCTATGACATTTATTAATCGTGTGGGTATGGGATGGTTATGGTTGGGTGTTGCGGGTATCATATTTAGGATGATTCAACTTACTGCATTACAAAGTAGAAAAGTTGCATTAGTATGGTGTCTTAAAATTTTAACTGATCCATTTCATGATGTATGGATTTATCGTAAAAGTCCAATATATCTACTGCGAGGTCAATTAATAGATCCTGATTTAAAACAAGATTACGCATAATTATTTAAATCAACATGCTTATTACTAGGGGTAAGATTATCCCTAAATATTTCCCAGGCTTGTTGCCAACTCCAACGCTGACTACCCAATTGAACTGTATCTCTATTCAATCCTAAACAATGTTGTATTGCTGTTGCTAAATCTTCTTCCATAAATCCTGTTATTCCTTGGTCAATAACATCTAGTGGTCCATTAGCAGGATATGCTGCTACCGGTGTTCCGCATGCCATACTTTCAATCATTACTATACCAAATGTTTCCCAACGACTAGGTAATACAAATACATCAGCCATAGCATAATATTTTGCTAAATCTTTTCCTGTTTTAAACCCGACAAAATGAACATCCGGGTATTTTCCTTCAAGTTCTTTACGATAGGGACCGTCACCAACTATAATTTTAGTCGCTCCTGGATAATCTAGTTTGCAAAAATCATCTAGGTTCTTTTCTTTACTGACACGGCCCACGCACAACAATATAGGTTTACCTGCAACTGATTCGGTGCGATAACTAGAGTTGAATATTTCTCTATCTACTCCCTTAGTCCAGGAAACAATCTCACCATCAAATCCATGCTCTCTTAAATCTTTTACCATTGTATCAGTTGTTGTTAATACTTTGCCGGCATGTTTATGAAACCAACGTACATATGCCCATGATATTGTTTCAGGAAGACCTAATAACTTTTTTATACCTTCAGGAAACTTAGTATGGTAAGCAGTATTGTACCTAATACCACGTTTTGTAAGATACTTTCTAGCAGACAGACCAAGAGGACCCTCTGTGGCGATATGGATATAATCCGGGTCAATCTCCTTAATCGTCTTGCCGATCTTCCTGGGGTAGGTAATCTTGACTTCATTGTACATAGGGCAATCAACATAGCTGTACCTCCCGGGGTCAATATATACAACATTATAACCATCACGAACCGCACACGCCTCAATGTTTTTGTATGTAGTAACAACACCATTGATTTGATTAGGTAAGTTGTCCGTTACTATTAATATCGTCTTTGTCATTTTCTTTAGTCCAGGTTATTATTTCCCAATCACCATCATGTTTCTCTACCAGTGCAGTACAACTTTCTACCCAGTCTCCGTCATTCATATATACAATGCCATCAATTATTTTTATTTCAGCCTGGTGAATATGACCACATATGACACCGTCATAACCGCGTTTCTTGCAATATGCTACTAGATTCTTTTCAAACTGAAATATAAAATCTATTGCTTTTTTTACTCTGCCTTTAAGGTATTGGCTAAGACTAAAGTAGCCAAAACCAAAACGATGACGTATCCAATTAAATTTAGTATTGAATGATAGAATAAAATCATATGCTTTATCTCCTAAAAATGCTAGCCAAGGTGCTAGTCTTGTTATACCATCGAACATATCACCATGTATAACTAGATAATGTTTATCATTCAATCCTATATGCTCACATTGATTGCAAACTTCAACATTACCAAAGCCTATATTATATGGCATTAACGGTCGCAAGAATTCATCATGATTTCCAGCTACGTATATAACCCTAGTACCACGCTTACTATGACCAAGAATTCTACGAATAACATTAGTATGACTTTGTTTCCATCTCCATTTATTCTGTTGTATTCTCCAAACATCTAATATATCCCCTACCAAATATAGATTATCACATGTATTATGTTTAAGGAAGTTGTTTAATGCATCTGCCTTACTATCACGTGTACCTAAATGTACATCGCTGATAAAGATTGAGCGATAAGTTCTCTGTGTCATACAGATATTTATCGCAAAAATCCGTTATGATTTATGACAAATGTGTGACAATCTTAACTATATTCGTAGAGTGTATCTTCATGGGAATAATCCACATTTATTGTGGTATTAGTACCATCATACTCTTTGTAGTAGGTTTCATTTGGTTTCATAATTCTAAAATCACCACTATACTTTAATGTTGCAAATGTGACTTCTTTTGGTTCTAACAAATCACATACAATATAACCACTACTACATGCACCTCTAATATGTTTAATAGTACTATGTTGCAATTCATTATTAATTAATGCCACATGAAATGTACCATTAGCAATAGCAATGATACGTGCATGAACTATTTTAGGATGATTTAATCTTAGGTTATCTAGTACATTACTTTTACTGATTGTAGCACAATTATCATCATCAATGGTTAACTTGCAATCTTTAAACTTAATACTACCTTTAGTATGTATATTATTTGGGGTTTCTTTTGTTGACCATGCAATGTCTGATGACAGATGGTTTATGTAAAATGTAACGCCATGTGATTTGATGATCCACATAGGTACAGTTTCATCTTCTAAATGTTTCTTGTTGAAATGAAACACTAGGTCCTTACATTTATATTCAATCTATGCCATTAGTTTTTCTCCTTTGAAGTAGCATTAGTATTTATCGGCCCGTTAAAGTGAGGTGCGATTTTCTCTATTTCTTCATGTGTCGCAAATCTATGAGGTTCACTCATATAGTTAGGTAACCAAATTCTTACAGGTTTCCAAAACTTTGAAAATATATTGTTTATTATAACTAATACAATACAAAGTAATACTACACCTGATCCTATTAAGATTGTTGATGCTAAAAATGTTGATGCTGAATCTACTGTCATAATTTATTTCTCTTTTGGTGCGCTAGACAGGGATCGAACCTGCTTTCTAGGGCTTTAGAGACCCTTGCTATTCCAATTAGCCTCTAGCGCATATGTCTAAGTATATATTAATACTAATAATTATTCATCCTTTTCGGGTAAACCATTACCATGTTTATCTGTTTTCTTTTCTAAATCTTGGAACAATCGTTTTTCTTGCATTGTTAATTTATCTTTTCGTGTTTTACGAGGATTACCGCAAAGATAACAATGCGGGTTACCACAATCCATAGCATGATGTTTTGCTAAACGATGGGGTTGTTTTATATTTGCTTGATTATAAGTACCATGTGACTTGGCTATCTTAACTTGTCTTGCAATTGCAACATCGGTTTTATGGCGACGGCGAGAGTTAAGAAATTTTGCGGTTTCGTTGCTCATACAAATTTTACTTTAATTATTTTGAGATTTTATAGACTTTGGTGTATTTATATTCTTCTGCATCTTCGCTATTTCAGAAGAGGGTTGCATCAAATATTGTTTTAAATTTGGATTGTTATCTCTTAGTACCTTATTTATTAAGTCTATTCCACTATTGGGTTTATTTAAATTTGCCATATATCACTCCTTTTTTATATTTAGTACTGTCCAACCTAATGTTAACAAGTCTTGTTTTATTTCGTCAGTAACTACGCCTTCTTCAACATATCCTTTACTTTCAATATATGAATCTTGTTGTTCTTTGGAAAGTATATAGAATTCTTCATCAGTAATATCAGGTGTATTTTGTATACCTGAACAATACCACTCAATGTAGTCACCTTTTTCTTGCATATTTGCTACAATACCGGCTGCATATCGCCAACTGCAACTCCATTTCTTTTCAGTCAATAGAGGCCATAACTCATTTTTTATAAAATAAGAATTACACAATGCAGCATATAAGTTTTGTGCGTACACATTACTTTGTTTTGTTTTTTCTATTATCCAATCAGTACTACGTAAATCATATTCTAAGTTATCTTTTTGCCATTTTGGATCTGTTTCTTTCATCTCTGTTGCCAGCTTACTATTTTCCCATAATAAGATATAATCTAGATCAGGTTCCAAACCCGCTTGTACACACTTATCAATATGTAATTTTTTTAGAAAGGTATGTCGTTCAGGGCTACTTTTTAATTTAGGCATATATTAGGACTCACGTGTATACTTTAATTGTTTAACCTTCTTTTTATTTGATTTAGAATAAAATATATGATTACCAATTTTCTTTACTTCATTATACTGTAATAATGGATTTACACTAGTATTATGGAAATATATCATTGATTTAGATACAACATCATTATATGCATCATGTGCCAAAACATTATATGCTATAGATGTGGCTTGTAGATATTGTTGACTATTTTTATTAGGTTCACCTTTATTTTCACAAACCCAATGAAATTGACATAATCTTATGTTTTTTGTTTCACCCTCATCTGTCTCTCTTTTTACTGTAGAGGTTTGATAAATTACACTACAGGGTGTTGAACCAAAACCATATGATATACGATTTAATACTACCCTAGCAACAGCGGCTTGACCTATAATAGGTTCACCACCTGCTTCAAAAAATATATTTTTTGCTAAACATGTAAGTTGTTTTGAATCAACTTTTTTTACCATAGTTACTTCATTAACTGGTTGTGCTAGATTATTTGTTAATGTAAAACCTAAAACCAACACCAATGTGTAGGTGAATAGTCTTACTGACTTATTTTCTATCATAAGTTTTCCTTTCTTAATTTATTTGCCAGCAGTCACAATTACATGTAATGACTTGATTAATTGCGTCATTTACATTATAAACTGATGGTAATAAGTTATTTGATGTGTAGAATACATTCAAATTAGGCTGGGTTATATTTGAATATTGTGATCCTGCAAATGATCCGGGGACTAAACTTTCTCCGGTATTTACATTACCATTTCCATATACTGGATTAGTTGCTACAAATTTGTTTGTAGCAGAATCAAAATAACCTGCAGATTGCGACTGGATAGTATTTCCAGTTTGACAATCAACTTGTTTTAGTGCAGCAGGGGCACTAGTTGTTCCTGGTATGGAACCGTTTGCGATTAATTCCTTTCGTTGAGTTGGAGTCATTATACTAGGTATATTATTATCTAGTGGAATTCCTGCTTCGGCCAGTCTGGCTTGATTACGTGTTTCACGCATCATGCCTATCATACTCTGACCACCTGGTGTACATATATTTGCAACCGCTTCAAGTGATTGCGCTTGCATATTTGGCTCTGTGTTTAATGCAAAGCCTGGTATACTATCAACAAACGTAATTTGAGTAGAAGGTGCATATGCTGTTGTTTGTAACAAACCTGTATAAGGTACTTGTATTGGTAATGCAGTTGCTAATGTTTGTTGTTCTGATGATAATTGTTGTCCTATTCCACTCCATTGAGAATTTAATAGATTGGACTGATTCTGTTTTGCGCTTAAAATAATTCCTATTTCATTATTAGCTGAAACAATATAATTATTAATAT